ATGGTTTTTTTGTGTTTGTGCGAAACACCATCGTTTTTATACGCACACTAGGGTTTGGCCACTTCCCTAATGCCGCCATTATTTGGTGGGCTATTTTCCCCGATAATCATACCAAGACATAGGACTCTGCTTTATCGCGCGCATTTACAGTCTGGCCGTTTATTCTCAGAGGTATCGAGTATCGTTGCCCAATTAAATTTTTGCGTGCTAACTTGGATTGACCAAGCGGCTTGATGACGGACACGCTGCAAAGGATATAACCGTCACTCCCAATCGCGTTCATGGGACGCTAACACGCATATCTACAAATTTGCCCCACCGTGTTCTCATCGTAGCTGCCGCGGAGAACTCTACGCGACCCTTGCGGGTTTCGAGATAATCTCTCATCAGGCGTATAAATTGGCAGCCTAGACCTCTCTATATCTGTGGGGCGTGGAGAGGAAACGCTCTTTAAAATTATTGCCAGTTTTACGTCACACCACTGGCAGGGTGCGGATTAGGCCATTTCAAAAGCCATCGACGACTTTGGTAAGGCGATTTACGCTTTCTTTTTCTTTAATGCTTTAACGGCTTTTTTAACAGCCTTTGCCTTTAACTGTTTTGGTGCAACTGGTTCACATACTTTATTGATCGCAATGCCCAGGCTTTCAAGCAAGTCTTCTATCTTTCGCATGATCATTTTTACTTTTATTTGTGGTGTGACGCGCATTTCTTATTCCTTAAAATTAATGATTATCATCTAATATCTGTACTTCCATGGTTTGCACTATTTTATGCAAATCACTAGCGAGCATATTAACTCCCCACGAGATTGCAATCAATGAAATCCATATTAAAAGTAAACTATATTTCACATCCATATTAATATTCCTTATTGGAGTACAACGTCTAATTGCTCGTAAAGACCTTTTACGAATAGGGTTCTTAACATGTCAAAATCTAACGCTTCACCGCTTTGTAATTTGTGGAAATTCTCGAGAAATCTTAGCATATTCGCATCAACCGACCCCATGGCCCAGGTAATAACCATCATAAATTGGGCGAGTGAAATCTGTTTATAACGCTCATGATCGTATATCGTTTTTTTCATTCTGCGCATTATAAAACGAAAAGTGGGTTCTGATATAGATCGTATAATTTGTTGTATTTCTTCTTCATCAAAAATAATAGGTTTAGTCATATGTTAGCGCCTTAGAAAATCCAATCCGACATATCTTCCTTTTGTGCATCTTGCATTGTCGCGCCTCTGATAAAGAACGCGACTGCAAGATTAATAACAATTATAGCGCACGCCATTATGATCATCAGAATGGCACATCGTCGTCAAAGTCAGGCTTGGCTGGTGGCGCTGTTAACCTGGCATTGGCTAATGGTGTGCTCATGGATGGGGCCGCGCTAGCTACATAATCAACAATCGTATTGCGATCTTCATACATGCCGCCATCTGGTTTTGGCTTGCCTTTTTCAATGCTGATTTGCACTGTTCCAGCTTTACCATAGCAATGGTTAGCATCTAAGTTGCCTTTTTCATATTTATCAGCTTGTCCGGTGTGAGCGCAAAAATGCTTTAATTTTTTTGCCATCGAATCCAGCAAATAATCAAACATCTTGCGCTCTTTGCCTTGCTCATCCCATACTTTAAGCGTTAATTTGATCATGTCATTGCCCGCTTTTGATTGTGTTTCTTCCGCTTCAATAACCTCAAATTGGTAATATCCTGGCGATAACAAATTCATTGCGTTCAGTTCTTCATCTGTTTTTTGAGTGAATCTCATACTTTGACCCCTTTGGTTTGTGATTTGCTTTCCATATGGTTAATTAACTTAACCATGATGGACTCATTAACTTCTTCAAATGTTGCTGCATTAGCTTTATCCAACCATTTCTGAACGGTTTCAGCCGGTTCTTTGTATAACTCGATCAAGTCTTTTAAGCGTGCGACTTGCTCTTTTGTGGCTAGGACTTCCGCTACCGCATCACGCTCAAGCACATCTTTGCCATAACGCTGTGCGATTTCTTCATAACTAAATGGAAATTGGTCGGCATCTGGGAACCCTTCAATACGTGTCTTTTTAACAATGCCAGTGCGCTGCTGCCCACGCTTGACGATCTCAAACACAAGGTCAAACAGATAATCTAGTTTTTTATAGCCGTCATACGTTTGGCCCAGCACGCTTAAGTTTGTGCCGTACTCGTTTTTGGCGTGGCAAGTAATAATCACGTTCATGTCCAGGCGCAACAATAGGTTCAGCAGGTGCTTCATTTGCTTATTAGCTTTGCCGTAATGCCCACCAAATGCGGTCCCAGTCGGGTCGGTTGGTGACATGCGTTCAGCTGCCGACTTGTCTAACAGGTCGTTATATAGCGTGGTTAATGGGTCGATAATCAATGTTTTGTATTCATGCTTTTCTGTCAGTAACGCTTTAACCTCGGCCACCAGTTCATCAAAGTCAGTGGTTTGGAATATCACGCCACCGGCTTTGGATAGCTTTTCAGTGTATTGCGTGTTTTCGGCGCCACGCTCCGTGTCGATCAAGTATGGCTTTGGAAAGCTAATGGCTGCCGTGGTTTTACCGGCACCGGCGCCACCATAGAACAGCGCCTTTAATCGTTTTTGTATTGCCTCTGGTTTCTTTGCTCTTAATGCCATTATTTCTTATCTCCACAAAATTCCAAACAGTCTTCACAAGTAAAATCGCTATCATCACCCCAGTCGTGATGGTGTTTATAGGGAATCATTTGCGCACACTGCTGGGCCTTACCTTTCAAGCCCATAGCGTTGCCGAATTTATGTCTTTCGTGAGCGCAGCCACATTGCATTTCAGGATAGTCGATCATGGTAAAATTCCCAGTTATGCCCGCCTTATCAGCGGGCCTTGTAATTAAAATATTCTTGTCCATTTTCGTTGCTTTGGTAGCTTTTTGAATTCAGCTACTGGCTTTTTATAGCAATCATTGCTCACAAGGTCATAAACAATGGCTTCGCGGCATGGGTCGCGCATTTTTAACACGTCATTTATTTCAACAATCCCGCAACAAAAATCCATCTCGCCTTTTTTATTTATAAATTCGACTGCATATCTTTCATTTCTCATTTGCTTGATTCCCAGTTATTGTTTCAGTGAGGCCATCATACTATGATATCATAACCTCGGTCAATACTAATTAGTAATTAATAATAAACAATAATACATTTCAGCTAGCAGGGCGGAGCACATCATGGCTGTTACCCAGGTTGGCATAGCAGTGTTATTTTGGTCGGTATCTAAGCCGTGAAGGCGTTCATTTGCAGTTATATAGTCCATGGTCATCATTCTGCGCACCCCTTATTTACTGCTGCATTAACGCGATATAGATACACGCAAGCATCTATTTCAGATTGTATGCTTTCCTCGTGATAGGCGCGAATGTTGCTTATTACTATTTGGGCAAAATGATCTCTATTATCGGCGGTGTTTTCTTTTAACATATCTAATAAAGCGCCGTTGTATTCGCTATCGATGGACATATCGCCATTTCTAACGCTTTCAACCATATAATCTAAATCACGTTCATGAGCTTCTATGTATAGCGCTGTCAGCTTTTCGCGTTCCATGTCGGGGAGATCATAAACACGTAAATCAAACTTGCCGCAGTCTTTGCTATCTTTTCCATAATCATTAACTAATTCATCAACGTAGTTACGCATTGATTGTACGTGACGCATATTCCTAATGTTTCTCATTTGTGTAGCTCCCAGTTATTAACTTCAATGTTATTCAGTGAGATCATCATATACTAATACCGTAGTATCATGCAAGGTTTTGTTGTTGTGATTTTAAATATTCTTGGTATTTCGCCATTTCAGCATCTTTATCAATAAACTCTAGTTTGCTATAAACCAATCCAAACAACTGGAATGGTAAAGTTAACGCTAATATTATCCCTGTAACGACAAAGAATGCTTTAGGCGCACATATAAAACAAAAAGCAAATAGTAAAAACCACAGCATTATTTGCCCTCATTTTTGTTTTTAAATTCTTGCAGCAAATCGACAATCACATGATTCATGCTAATTTCATAATCCAATGCATAACGTTTTAAGTGATACCACAAATGTCTAGGTATGCGGACAGCAAAACATTTCACGTCTTCGGGATTAATGTCGTATCTTTTAAAAGTGCTTTTTCTAACTATTTTAGTTTTAGCTTGCATTATTTATAGCCTCTTTGTTAATTATGCCGACATGATATCACAGCAATAGACTATTGCAATATATGCTTTTGCTGATAGAATGGTCGCCTGATCACGATTAACGCAACGCAGGGAGAGCAAGTTGAATAATCAAAGATTGTATACAGAAATACTCAAGATATTATTTAAGTATAATTTAGTGCCGAAATCGCATGAGCTAGAATGCAAGATGCACAGAGAACTAGCAAAGCTATTAAACATATAATAGTTGTCCAGGGATAACATGACGAATTACGGGTTTCAATCCGCGTTAGAATCTGCGATGCAGGCGCATGGCTTTACCATTAAAGGTCAAATAAATTATAACACCCATCGAATACAGCGCCACAAATCCGCATCACGTCCGCGTGGTGGAAAGGATTTATTTGTAGCATTACACGAAGACCGTGGTGCGACATTTGGCGATTGGCATGATCGTGATGGCTGGGTGACATGGTGGCATGATGATGGTGAACGCTTGCCAGACCTGCAAAAACAGCTAGAACGCGCAGCAATTCGCAGAGAGCTTGATAAGCGCAGACAAGCAGCACGTCAACACGCTGAGCTACGTGCCTGGCGTTTCTGGTGTAGCACATATCTCACAACAGATACAGTCGATCACCCATATGTCATCCATAAGCGCATCAGGGCATATTACGCCAGGCATATCAAACACCATAGACGGATTAAAGACGTGC